CCAAAAATCCATTAAACGTTAAAGGTTCTCCGATTACAGTATGCTGCAATGACCCACCAGGAAATCCAAAAAACAGATAATTTCTATGTTGTTCTACAAATTGAGGTATGTTTGTTGTGGGCTGTCCGCCTAATGCTGTTTGAGGCATCAATATGGGTGTGACTATTTCGTTTTCGTCTATTTCAAACCCCGGGCCTACACCGCTGCAACCATAAGCCCGGTATGTTGTGGCACTGCCAAAAAAGTTATGATTAACAAATTGATAATGTCCATTAATCGGGAAAGCAAAAACTGTCACTACTGAAGCGGATGTCGCAAAAGTTACACCACCTATTTGCAATGCCTCATTATCTTGAAAAGTGCCAGAGACGGTTGTCAGTGCTAAATACCCTGCGGCACTGCCGTCCCAGGCGCCCGCATGTAAGACTAGTCTATGAATCACTGCTGTCGCAGCTGAAGTGGCACCAGTAACTGTAGTGCCGGGAATAAATGGCCCAGCTGCCGTGCCGGCGTCAAAGAAAATATAACTGGACATCGTGAGCCCGGTAGTTACCCACCCTGCCGGGCTAGATTGGAACATAACCCCTGCAGTTCCGCCGGCATTATTTCGAACACAAAACTTTTTATCTTTTAGCTGCCAGATGCCTCGAATTTCCCCAGAGCCTGCAGGCACCGTGATGTCGCCCCGATACTCGTCTGCAGCTGCAAGCTGAAATGTTAATTTAGCTGTACTTGAAGGCGATCGTCCAATAGATGCAGTGGGCACAGTCATCATAGTGTAGGCAGAGCTGTTAAATGGCTCACCCTGTGTAAACGTACCAGAGACCTTGGTGACTGCAACTGAATTGTCACTGATACCTATTACTGTGCCTGACGCACTTGATGTATCCCCGGTAAGCACATCCCCTGCACTTAACCCTGCCACGCTGACTAAATCAAAGCCAGTAAAGGTTGCAGCACTTGGTGCAGGACGTCCATCGAACCGTTCGTATCCTGCAATTCTTCTATAACCTCCGTGATACCATGGCTCAAAGTTTTGCATAGATATGCATTTACCTGGAGTAATGTTTATTGGAGGAGTAACTGTATCGAGTCCACCGGCAAACGCATAATGTCTAGTTTGAATAGCCATTAGCTTGCTATGACTTCAATGCGATTACCTGATGATGTGAATCTAGAGTTAAATTCGTTGTTAAGATATTCAGATTCCAGTACAGGCAACCATTCAGCCACTAGCTCACGACCAGATATTTTTGCATCTGTCGCATTTTCGTAGTTGCCATAATAAATTAACGCCTGACCTAAAATAATTTCATGATACTCTTCTGGAATTGCAGAAATAGTTGTATTTTCAGACATTGGTACGGGTTTTAAATAATAGTCTGCAGTAATAGTATAAGCTGCATCAGGGATAGGATCCAGACGCAAAGTCTTATTAGGCATTATAATAATTCGAGAAGGTTGGTTGTACGAGCTAACAGTTGTATCAAATACTTCGTGTTTGACTTTTTGATATTCAACTACGTCGATTAACTCACCATCAATCTTAAAAGTACTAGGATCCCAGGCGCCATGAGTGTCTGGCACTATATAATCTTGGGTGCCTGATACAGTGTTTACAGAGTAAGGAGTGTCAGACCATAAAAATTTCCAGTCGTGCCACTTTTTTTGAATTGCCAAATCAGCCCGTCGAATCCAGCGCACCATGCGCAAAGCTTCACCTGACTGAATTAATACTGAACTGGGCGCAGCTCCGGCCCCGCCAGCTTCCCTATGTAAGTCTTCGACTAATTCCAGAAAAGTACTCATTCATCACGAGCCCCAAAAGGTCTAGCTTTATCTTTCTTAGCCTTACTTTTAATGCTAGCTTGATAGGTTGCCAATTTAGGAGTTTCTTCAACTACAGGTGCTTCGGGTTTAGGCGCCAAAGGTTCTGGCTTAGCTTTAAAATCTTTTAGTTTAACTGCTGGGGTAACTGGCGTTGTTTCCTGCAGTTCTTGAACTTCAATTTCCTTAAAGTCTCGATCATATGTTTTGCCAGCTTGTGACCATTTGGCTAAACCGCCACCCATTATTTGTGAGTGATCTTTGTTCTTATCAAAACTCATCTACTAGTTCTCCAGATATTAGTATTTAACTGACATTGAGTCGTCAGAATTTTCACTGCGTGGATGTTGAATCCTTGATTCATCTGTGTTTTCATATCGGGTGTTAATGCACTTGCGCCCAGAGACACCTTCGCTCAGAGACTTACCTGCATCAAATTCCGACAACACATCTGAATGACTGTAATCAGTTTCCATAATGTTGGCCTTAAAAAATGAGTGGGCGCTTTAGCAACCCACTCGAAGTTTTAGCAAATGTCGAAAGACTTGCCTTTAGACGTTGCGCTGGTTTTTCCAGGATTATCCACGATACGACCCGGGTAATTACCGGTTTTGCTGTCGACGCTCATATTCGCTGTTGGACCAACCGCCATTGAGTCAAACCCTGAAAGGGAACTCAATCCGTATTCGATACCAGACTTGTCGGGTTGTTTAGCGCCCGCATTGTCCAATGTACCTTTAATTGCTACTTGCTTGTCCATATTGTTTTCCTCTTAAGAAGTTGCACCAAACCATTCGATTTCAAGTAAAACATCAGCAATACCTGTAATAGATCCACCAACTGCATCAACGAAAGTAACAGTTACCGCGGTTTCACCCCCGGGAATATCTACCTTTGAACCATCATCAGGGAGCCACAAACCAGTATTAACTGCAGGAGAAGATCCCGCCAAGGTTGTGTTACCTGAGTCAAAGTAAAGATCAGCATCACTGCCATCCCCTACTTGAATTGCAGCACCTGAAGTTGTGCCAACAAACGTTTCGCTGATGTTGAACAAACTAACACCTACTACGCGTCCTCGACGTCCAGCGCCTGGGTTGGTTGTATTCGGACCATCTTTAGGAGGCATAATAACCTCTGAAGCATCACCGGTATCGCCAAAATCGACTCCCTGAAAAAGGTAGCTTGTTACTCGTCCATTATCGTAAGACATATTATTGCTCCTTAAGCAGCGTCGTCAGTCCAGTGAATGATACGTGCTTGTGCAGCACTCGTTTGTGCAAGACCGTATCCAAGCTCAGCATACCAAGCAATACCGCGTGATCGACCAAAGTCAGTAGGAATCTTACCGCGAATTTCTTCAGGAATGGCAAATGCTTCTACAACGGTGTCTGCACCGAAAAAGAAAATGTCATCTGAATTGGATGAACCCGTAGCAGCGATGCCCGTTTGCTCAACATAGCGAATGCCTTCATAACGGCCTTTCTCGCCATTCATAATTGTGTGCCAACCTTCAGACGTGTACTGGTGAATATCTTCTAAGAAGTTTTTCATGTACCGAATGTTAGAAGGACGCGTGATTGCAACGTAGTTCGTACCGTCGTAAGTGGGAATATCCCGCTCAACCATTGTGTCAGATATAACTTTTGCATGGCTCAAAGTTGCTTCGTTCGCAAATTCGTGGCTATGTGCTGTACCTGGATTACTTGCTTCATTTAACGTAAATGCTGTAGCAGTAGATGCTGTCGCTTTCAAGGGTGACAACTTAAACTGGGCATGAGCTGCTGCGTCAAGTGCTTTCCGTGCGTCGTTCTTTAGAACTTTATGGATCACCTCAGTGATAGGTTGTTCAGACAGATCGTCTAATTTCTTGGTGAAAGGTACGCTGTTACCATACTCTGTGATCGTCAGGGAAGCCTGAGTGACCGTAAAGTTTGTTTCTGGCATCTGTGTAGTTTCATTCAGTACGCCACCTTGTGTGACAACATCTGAATACACGTTCCAGTTAAAAGTTTCGCCTTTACCCAAACCAAAAGCTTCTCTTGCGTCACAAAACTGACGAAAGCGAACCATTGGTTGTAGTGCTGTACGGAGTTTTCGAGACAAATTGTCCGAATACATAAACCCGCCTAGTGCGTTTGTGCCCCAAATCTGTGACATGTTCTATTCCTCAATAGTCGACATCTTATTACGGCTGTCCACGTGCTTCACGAACCTGTCGTAATGCATCAGAAGGTGTTTGTGCCTCTTCTGTCGGTGGTGCTTCCCTGGCCGCTGTACGGCTAGCTGGCATAGCAACAAGATTATCTTTTTGTTGTTGTCGATTGTTTATATTAGCGTCAGTTGTTAATGGTGCTCCTTTCAGAGTGTTTAACCATTTATCAGTCCTGGCCGCTGCTTCCAAAATTACCTCAACTGGACCCCATTCAGGATGTTCGTTCGAGACAATGTTGGTATGACTATTTGCAACCGCGAATAGCTCAGGATCTTTAGCCAGATGAGGATAGTTATCTTCAAAAGCCTTGTACCCATCTTGAAACTGTTGTTGTTCTTCAGCTTCTCTATCTACAGCATCCTTCTCGGCCTGCTCTTTGCGGATTGCTTCTCGTGTTTGATTGACAAGATCAGCCGCATTAATCGGAGTCTGTGATGATGTCCGTGAGGCAATTCCTGATAAAACACTCGCTAACTTATCGCTTGCGACTTCAGCATCATCATCGATCAATGTGTTGAAGATTTCGCGGGCTTCATTTTTGAAGTCCAGTTTTTCCACGTCCGGGGCACCGGATAGCGGTTCTGCAACAAACCGTGATTGTAGCGCAGCTTCTTCTAGCCGTAGCTTATCCTCACGTTCTGCTAAATTCTTTGACCAGTCAGCATTCTCATTCATCCGTTTTCTGGATGCTTGTTCCAACTGTCGTTCTTTCTGTATCTGTGCCAGTGGTACAAGAACTTCTTGTCCGTCTACTGTCATCTTAAATAATGGCTCACCTGCTTCATCCTTTTGGATATAAGCCGCCAAAGGATCAGGCGTTGGTGTAGCTTTTTCGTGCATCGGCTCAACTGTAACGCCAGATTGCAAAATTTCGCTATTCACTTCATCTACACGTGCTGCGTTAATCGAATTGACCAAGGCATCACGTGGATTAGGCTCATTAGAGGGCTCTTTTCCAAGCTTGTCAAGTTCTTGTTGCTTTTCTTCTACGGTCATGCTCCATTCTCCTCAAGTTCGTGTACTAGTTGTTCGGACGTTTGTCCATTTCGGATTGCTTCAACACACCAATATAGGAATTGTTCAGCCACCTTCATATTGAATTGGTGTTGTTTATATTCCGATTGACCTATGTTCTTATCTATATCGAGATAGCACATGGCCTGTTTGGCTTCTTCACATTGTTGTACCGCTCGGTGCTGTAATAATTTACCGGTATTACTTCGAAGAAATTCCTCTACCTCAAGGCCTAACCGGGCCTCGGCAAAGTAAGTTCTCTGACTCATACTAGTGAATTGCAGATCTTCAAACGAATCTGTGTCAGACATAGTTAACTCCTTGAATTATTATTATTTTTAGTCTCCGCGTCTTTGTTTATTTTATATAATTCACGCCCACCCCTAGAGGCTTCAAGATCACGCTCATGCTGCAT